GATTACCACACTGCAATTGGAGGACATTTATCTAAATACTGTGGTGAAGAAAAAGCAATGGAGTTAATGGATCAAGTAATTACTAACTTCAAACGTTTTCACCCTAAACCAGAAGAAGTACAATGTTCAAACCCAATAGCAGAACCAGAATTTATTAAACCCTATTTTGGATTAAGGTTATTTCCAGTATGGCACGTTGGTACAGATTATTTACACGAAATTGGTAAAAATTGGTATGACTTTTTAGTTGATGGTGGTGTTGATTTTATTTGGGAAACTAAAGTTACAGATATTGATTTTGAAGATCAAATTGTACATTTTGAAGATGGCTATGAACCATTAGTAGAAGGTTTAAAATATGATAAACTTATATTTGGTGTAGGTAAATCAGGTATTGACTTTGGTAAAGTATTAGCTGAAAAGTATGATTTACCAACTGAACCAAAACCAGTACAAATTGGTGTTCGATTTGAAGCACCACAAAAACACTTCCAGAAATTAATTGATGTATCTTATGATTTCAAATTATATAGAAAATTTGAAGATAAAGGAGTATCATTACGTTCATTTTGTACAAATAACAATGCTGCTTATGTTGCGGTTGAAGAAACGTATGGTGATCATTCATACAATGGACATGCTAAAAAAGATGAAGCATTTAGAAATGATATGACTAATTTTGGTATTTTAATGGAAGTTAAAGGAATTGATAAACCATTTGAATGGTCAAGAGAATTAGTATCTAAAGTAAATGCTCACGGAACAGGATTATATTATAGTCCTTCTCGTAAACCATCATCTACATCTGAAGGTGTTGATGTAAGTGCACATCAAATAGATTGGATGGGGTTACAAACAGTATCTGAACATTTTCAAGGATATTTTGAATATATTTCAGATTTTATCAATGATATGAAAAAGGTATTTCCAACACTTGGAGATGATTGGGGTATTTATATACCTGAAGTAAAATATTTAAGTCCTGAGCCACTTGTTGATTATTCAAATCTAGCTATTTCCGGTTACCCAAATGTGCACTTTGTAGGTGACGCTTTATCAGCTAGAGGAATAACAGTAAGTGGTGCACAAGGCACATATGTTGCAGAAGATATATTAAAAAATGAGGTTGGAGGAACAGATGAAGAAGAATGGTGTTACTATTCAGGTATGCCTTCACCTGGAGCGTATAAAAATGAATCTTCTATATAAAATTAGGAGAATTAAAATATATTTCGTATATTTACACAATAAACAAAAATTAAGTTATGAAAATAGGATTATGTGGAACAATGAGTGTAGGTAAAACTACATTAGTAAATGCTCTAAAAGAATTACCAGAGTTTAAAGATTATATAACTAGAACAGAACGTTCTAAAGAATTGATGGCAATGGGTATTCCATTAAATACTGATTCAACATTAAAGGGTCAATGTGTATTTTTAGCTGAACGAGCTGGAGAGTTAATGGAAGAAAATATTATTACAGATCGTACTGTTATTGATGTTATGGCATTTGCTCTTGCTTCAAAATCTATAAATTATTTAGATAAAGAAGATTTTGTTAATAATGCTAAAAATTTAATATCAGAATATGACCATATATTTTACGTATCTCCTGATGGAGTAGAAATAGAAGATAATGGTGTTCGTGAAACTGATGCTGAATATAGAAAACAAATTGATTTTACAATTAATAATATTGTTAACAGATATCCACATAGAATAAAAAATCTACACAAAATATCAGGTAGTACTGAAGGTCGTATCGAACAGATTAAAAGAGCAATTTCTTTGTGATATTTATAACAAAAATTTAAAATGAAAAAATCTGAATTAAAATCATACCTTAGAGAAGAAATCATTGAAATACTATCTGAAGTAGATGAAAAAGATGTAGAACTTCAAAAGGCGTATAATGCTGAATTAGAAAAAACTAAAGAATTAACCTCTGAAGCTAAAGATCCTTCATATGATTATGAAGATATAGCTCAATTTTATTTAGAAGTTAATGATTGGCCACATCCAGTTGATGCATTAAATTTAGAAGTAATGGGAATGATTATTACTGATAAATTCTATGGTGGTAATGTGGGTGAAGCTTATAATGATTTAATGAGAAAAGCAGATACTAAAGGAGCTAAATTCAAAATAGGAGATAAAGTAACTTTAAATGATGGTGGAGAAGAAATGGAAGTTGTTCTTGTTCGTAAATTAATGGGTTCTAAATTACCTTCCTATAGTATTAAGAAATCAGATGATGAAGAAGTTGAATATCGTGAAACACAGTTAAAACTAGCTGAATCATTAAATGAAGAAGAAATGGATGATGAGGAAATGGATAAAGCAGCAGCTAAAGGAGCTAAAAAAGGAGATTCTATTTCTAAAATGGCAAATAAATTAGGTGAAACTACACGTGAAATGAAATCTTTAGTTAGAAAATATAAAAACGCAGTAGAACCTGAAAAATCAAAATTGATAGCTCGTTTGAAAGAGCTTACAAAAATAAAGAAAGAACTTGAAAGCCTTCTTCAATAATATACAAACACTACTTATTGTAGCGTTAGTAATCGTAATTATCCTTCTTCGTTCTTGTAATGGAGGGGGTAATTCTGTCGGACCCCGAATTGTAACTGAGATTGAAACTAAATATGATACAATTCAAACTATAAAGGAAACTTATATACCTAAATGGCAAACTAAAATTGTAACCGAAATCATAACTGAAACAATTACAGAAACAGATACATTTCAACAACCAATTGATACTCTAGCTATATTACAAGATTATTATACTAAATATTTTTATCAAGATACAATCAAAATTGATACTATAGGATATGCTATTATAAATGATACTATAACAAGAAATAGTATATTTTCCAGAGACGTTAAAACTAGTATTACTTTCCCAACAACAACTATTAACAATAAAATATATTTAAATAAAATAGAATTTTATGCTGGTTTAGGAGTGGTTGGAGGTTTAAACCAACTTAATTATATTGGGGGAGAAATATTACTACGTACTAGAAGAAGAACAATATATGGTCTAGGATTAGGAATAGATCAAAAACTACAACCTGCTCTATCAGGTAAGATGTATTGGAAGATAGGTAAAAAATGAATAAAGACTTAAAAAATATAATCCGTCAGGAATATATTAAATGTGCAAAAGATCCATCACATTTTATGAAAAAGTACTGTTTTATTCAACACCCACAACGAGGACGTGTTATTTTTAATCTATACCCATTCCAAGAAAAAACATTACATTTATTAAGAGATAACCCATATTCAATTATTTTGAAATCAAGACAGTTAGGTATATCTACCTTATCTGCAGGGTATTCTTTATGGATGATGTTGTTTCAAAAAGATAAAAATATACTTTGTATAGCAACAAAACAAGAAACAGCTCGTAACATGGTTACAAAGGTAAAGTTTATGTATGATAACTTACCTTCATGGCTTAAAATACCAGCTGATGAAAATAACAAATTATCACTTAGATTAAACAACGGTTCACAAATTAAAGCTACATCTGCATCAAGTGATGCTGGTAGATCTGAAGCCGTATCTTTGCTTTTAGTGGATGAAGCTGCATTTATTGATCAAATTGGTGAAATATGGGCTTCTGCGCAGCAAACATTAGCTACTGGTGGTGGAGCGATAGTATTATCCACACCGTATGGCACAGGAAATTGGTTTCATAAAACATGGGTTTCTGCTGAAAATAATGAAAATGATTTTATACCAATTAAATTACCTTGGTATGTTCATCCTGAACGAGATGAAACTTGGAGAAAAAGACAAGATGAACTTTTAGGTGATCCTAGAATGGCGGCACAAGAATGTGATTGTGATTTTAGCACTTCAGGTGATACCGTATTTCATAGTGAGTGGATTGAATTTGTTAAAGAAACAACAATTCAAGAACCAGTTGAAAGAAGAGGTGTTGATCAAAATTTATGGATTTGGGAACCTGCAGATTACTCTAGGGAATATATGATTACAGCTGATGTTGCTAGAGGTGATGGAAAAGATTACTCAGCATGTCATGTAATAGATGTAGCAACAAATACACAAGTTGCAGAATATAAAGGTCAAATTCCACCTAAAGAATTTGG